GCCAGTGGTCCATTCATCCCTGATCCTCTGCTGGAGCTTAAACTAACAAAGGCAGACCAGACATGAGATATAAGCACAGGGAAGGGTGTCGGGGGTTCCAATGCTTCTAACTTACGTCCAGTCTGCCTTTCTACTTGTTCAAGATGTTCTCGTTCTGTAGTTCCGTTCTGATCTGGGAGGTTGAGCTTAAACTGATGTGCAGCCCACTCAACCAACTTACAGATCAGACCTTCATAAAATCCAGAGAGTCAGTCACGACCTCCTCAATCTGATTGCGTATCCAAAAGACTTCTTCGTAAAGACTTCTAGCTTTGCCTACAGTTAGCTCTGGTTTCTCTCCGTCATAAGTAATATCCCAAGCTGTCGTAGCTTTAGCTAGAACCTCCAGCGTAGCTTCTTCGATGTCTGAGTAGTCTATGTCGTCAGACTTATTCTTCTGAGCCTTCTTGAGCCTCTTGCTAATTTGTTCATGCTGGAACTTCTTGTATTCTTTAGAGTGCGGAGCAAGAATAGTAATTGTCATAGCAGTGCCATCATCATTCTTCAGGACTTCTCCTGTCGAGGGGTGCTTTATTTCTACAACAACATCATTTAAGTTCGGGGTTAAGTCTTTTAAGTCCATGTCAGGTTCCTTTTCGGGGATTTATGTCGGGTGATTAAAGTGTGGAGACCCCGACCCGACTCAGGGCCTCCACGTACCTACGCAGGTATTCTTATGCTGGTCGTGTAATCTGTAAGTTAGTCAAGAGTGTAGAATCACGAAGAGCTACAAAGGACATAGTTACCATACGACTAGTTGGGCCATCGACACCAACATCAGCGCTATTGATCTTCACTCGTGGGAAGTCAAATGTGTAAGCGTTTGCACCTGTAGGATCGTCTACAGATACTTGAATTGCTGATTCTGTCTCGTTCAAGAAACGGTTAATCAGGGAAGCATCTTCAAAGTACACAGTCATAGTGCCTTCTACTTCTGCACGACCATACTCAAGTGAAGGTGCGCTGTCGGAGCCAATCACAAAGGTTGGAGCGAAGGAGTTAGTCAGTGTGAAGTCTAGACTAGTTACGATAGCCGAAGCTACTGCGTTTCCTACGTTACCAATGGAAATTGCCCCTGAGTAAGCATCAAAGGGTTGAGCGCCAGAGGCTGCTGTCTGTGTCTTTTCAGTGCCGCTGATGGTCATGTCTTTACCTACCATACCAAAGGTAGTTGTTACCATCTGGTTAGGGGCAAGAGTAATAGCCAGAGTGGAAACTGAGCAGCCTGTGAACAAACGAGCTTGGTCGATGTCAGCAGCGAAGTCTTCGATAGACAGGAAGGTTGGAATTACACCAACTTTGAGCCTATAAGTAGCGCCATCAAAGACACTGAGCAGAGCTGACTCAAGTAGTGTGTCGTAGTCACCGTCACGCAGGTCAACTACAATATCACCAGCGACTTGACGATTACCCTGACGATTAACTCTTGGCATACGATCAGATTCTATATCTGTGCCAGCTAAGATGTCCTTAGTTAAGTTCATTGATTGAGTGCTGAAAGGTAGGTTAGTAAAGTTTCCTGCTGGTGTTACACCAAAGGTAACTTCCTTTACGAATGATAGACTGGATCGTGATCCTTGTGCGAATGCCATATTGTATTCTCCGATTATGTGTTATAGATATACCAGCCTATGTTGACTGGGACTGTGTACCAAGGGGTGTCAATACGGCCTTGCTGGCGTTCAGCGTAGCGTATACGAACGATGTATGTATCTGCATCTACCACAATAGATATGTCAGTAGTAGCTGCAAAGGCGTTAGTGATTGTGTTACAAGTAGTGTCAGATAGAGCAGGACCACTTCCTTCCGGTGCATGCACCATTACGTTAAACAAACCCTGATACAAGAGTTGAGGGTTTAAGCCACGAGTAGCAGGTTGTGTTACCGTGGGAATGAATGTCGGCTCAACAAATAGTGTGCCTGTGGTTGGGGTAAATACTACGTTCTCGTAAGCTACAGGGATTGCTCCAACGGTATTTGCGAGCTTGGTCTCTAAGGCAGCACGTATACTGTTGTAGATATTATTAGCCATATATGCTCTCCAATTTAGCAAAGACAAAGTAACCAGCAGTTCTCTGCCAACCTTCCCCGAACTCTACATCATATGCGTGAGGTGAGTTGTTCCTGAGTTGAATGCTCTGTAGGTCTTCTAGTTCTGTGACTCTGGTCAAGTCTTGCATTAGGTTGTCGTAACCTTGTTGCCGTTCAGCCTGTACGTTTGCTCCTCTAGGAAGTTCCTCAGATGATTTACCTCTTGGACGACCAGACCCTACTGTATAGGAAAATGAGTTGACATAAGCCCCAGTGGAAACAGGTGAGTAGTCTACAGCAGTTCTAGCTATGTCTTCTAGTCTATCTTTAACTTCTCCTAGTGCAAGAGAGTCTAAGTGTTTTAGTTTATTGTAGAAGGAGGCGTTGACAGAAAAGGTAGTCTTCATTTTACTCCTCCACATCACACAGGTAGCACACTGCTGTACCACCAGAGTAAATTGTGACAACCCTGCTAATCTTTGCGCTGTCTCCATTACCCAATATTATATCATCAGGGGTTGGTTCAGGAATAAAGCCTAGCGAGGGAATTACGCACTTACGAGTTCCACGTATGACTTCACTAGGGTTAAGGATGTTGTAGTCGTAGTAGTAACCCGTGAAGGTAGTGTCAGTTGTAGCTGATCCAGTAACAGACCCTGTAGCTGGGTTGTATGTACCAGCAGTTGTAATTTGACGTAAGGTGAGAGTTTCACCAAAGTCTTGTACTAACTTAAGGAGATCATAGGAACGGAATGACATAGCTTACTCCCTTAAGAATAGTCAGGTGTTTTGTAGCTTGGAGGGTTCTTGAACTGATCCATACGGAAGGCTGGAGGTAAACGGTTAGTGTTAGCCCTCACAGCATTGACCCTAGCGATAGTAATTCCTCCAGCTAGTACACCAATGGCAGCACCAGAAGTCTTAGCCTCGTACTGCAACTGATCTCCTAAAGTGGTGTAGTGCGACATCAGGTCTGAGTATTCAGCCTTGAGAGCGCCAGAGAGTTCTGTGCTAACCCTTCTGGCGTACTGAGCAGCTATTGTACGAGCTATCCATGAGGCTGCGTAGTAAATTCCGTTATTATTCTGGGAGAGAGCGAAACCAATCTCTTCGTTCTGGGCTTGTTGATCTAAGGCGTTAGTATCGCCTACTAGCAACCTTACTGAGTTGAGACGACCAGAAGCCGTAGTTGTGTCCAAGTTAGTTGGATCGTATGACCATGCCATTCAGTCGTCCCTTCAGTTATTTATCTACGAGAATAGTATCTCGAATACGGTAGAAGTCATCCATGATCCAGTTGCTGTTATTCAGGAACCTACGTATCAGACCTCTTTGTTTGTCGTCTATTGTTGACCTCTTGCACTTCTTCTTTTCAAACTCTGCCGTGCTAGATGTCCTAGATTTTACCTCAGAGTTAAGAAGACCAACTAGAGTTGTCAGTTGTGATCCAGCCATCTCAGACAGCCTGTCTCCAACTTTATTCTGTACTTCAAGTTCTGCGTTGTGGTAGAGGCGTCCGTAATCGTACAGGGTGGCTACCTTGCTAGGTTCTACTCCTAGTTCTAGCCAGTTGAAGTGATCGCCATGTTTCCAAATCTTGCCGTTGCCAGAGAAGCCTTGCTTAATAAAGACGGGCCAGTCAACTTGGAATCCTAGATATGTGGGGTGCATTTGTACTTCCTTATTTCTACTGTTATATTATTTATAATTGGGTGATGCCCAGATTTCTCTGGGCACCCCATTAGTTAACGCTACCTATTAGGCAATGATTGCGTTGAAGAAGTAACCCAATGATGGGCCGACTAGCTTCATGTCATAGGACATCTTAACTTGGATATGCTCTGCAACCTGCTGACGCTTCAGCGCATCATCAGAGAATGACTCAACAGTAACACCAAGGTTGTTCGCGCCTTCGATGTTATTCCATGCAAAGGTCAAACCAGATGCTGGGGTCATAAGACCTGCACTTGATGGTGTGTAGCAAAGTAGTGCGTTCTTACCACCAATAAAGGCAGATGCTTCTGTTGCACCGTCTGCTGCTGTGTTCTCTACAGCTTCCATGATGAGGAATTTCTCTACACCAAAGATTTCAGCCAACTTAGCGTCAACGATCAAAGCTGGGTTGTTGATGGTTGAACCACCGTTCAAACGAGCCAAGATGTCTGGGTGGTTGACTAAGATGTCGCGCACTGCCTTACCAACAACCATTGTGTTGGGCTTGAAGCCACCAGATGTAAGCTGCATTGTCTGAGCAGCAAGAGTTACGTTAGCGATAGGAGTTGAGTTAGTGTAGTCACTCCAGAGGACAGGTTCGTTACCAGATGCAAAAGTTGCACCAGTTACGGATGTTCCCCAGACGCCATTTACGAAGAATGTAGAAGCGAACTGCTTCTCGCGGTGGATTAACATACGGTTAACTAGCATCTGAGCGCCAGCAGAACGGATGTTCAGCATGTCATCTTCGTTAGCAAGTGTCTGCTCATCGAAGTCCATGCCGATGCCATACACGTCAGCAAAGTAAGCGTCATTTGACAGCTTCTGGCCTACGCGGTTGACTTCTGTACGAGGCGCTAGTTTCTTAACGTCACCAGAGCGGTTAGCGTTTGCACGATCATACAGGTAGTATTTATCTGACTGCTTTGGAACACCAACGACAGGGAATACCTTATCGGCAACGAAAACAGTTTGCTCTTGTACATAGGCCAGTGTCAAGTTTGACAGTGGTGCGTCCAAATGTACCTGTGCGGGGGTCAATAGTGGCATATTATATTTCCTTAATTCTAGCTATTAAGCTGAGATGTTGTTAGCGAGAGAGATGTCCATTGCAATGATATTGCCTACTGCTCCAGCTTCTAAAGCTGTTCCGACAATTACGTCATTTGTAGTAGCGGCAATTACATGGCCTGATGCGTTAGTTGCAGCGTTGGCACCTAAAGTGATACCACCAGTACCTACTTCTACCATTACGACACCAGAGACTGTTACGGTGCAAGCGTTGGTAGCAGCCGCAGGTACAGTTAGTACGCCCAGCGGAGCTTCGCCAGCGCCACAGATTACAGCATTTGCATTAGCATCGTACTTTACCATTGCGAACTGGTCAGTGCTTAGGTCAGCACCAGCGAGAACTGTACGGTTGTCACGAGATTGGATGAAAGACATTATTTATTCCCCTTTATAGGATTTAGTGATGAGAGACTTGCCTTCTTCGGTCTTTGCTACAGCAGCATAAGCCTTTGCGAAGTCACTTTTCTTTAGTTGGTTGTCGTCCATGTAGGACTTTACGAGGGCATCTAGTTTGTCGGTAGGTGAAGTAAAATCACCGTCTACATCAGACTTACCAAATTCTTGCATGGAAGCGGCAAAAGCTGCATCAGCGGCCTTTAAGGTTTCCATAATTGCATCATCTTCTGAGAAAGACTTCAGAAGGGTTTTTGCTGAACCAGTCTCAAAGTGTGGTAGGACTTCGCCTGCACTCTTGGTTAACTCAATGTCAGCCTTTTCTAATTCATGTTCGCGCTTAGAAACTTCAGCAGCTTCAAGTGCTTTCAGGACTGGGGCTGGAATGTCGCTCTTAGCAACCATCTCTCCGCTGATGTCCATCATCTCTTCTTCCGCTTTCTTCTCAATCGACTCAGCACGAATAACGTAACCATTGTCGATCAATCCTTTGCGGAGGTGTTGGTTCTCCGTAGAAAGTCTGTCTATATCAGCCTTCATGGCATCAAAGTCAGGTTTTGGGGGCATCCCACCATCCTGAGCTGCTTCAACTTCAACAGCCTCTTCTTTGTACATATCCATAGCTTTCATAGCCATTTCACGGTCAACACCTTTTTCTGCCATGTATGCCTTAATTTTGGCTTCCATTTCTTCAGTCATTTTAGTAACTTCCTCTTCCGAGTTATCACGCTTGAAGAGGCTAACCATTGCCTGAGCATTAGCAGGACGATCCACTAAGGATAGTTCTTCAAGGTGCAGTTTTGTTAGGAGATTGGGCAATTTATAGCTCCTCTTTTATAGCTCTTCCACCAATGGAAAACGCCGCTAGTTCACCCGACTTAACCATAGCCCAGACATCATCATCGAATACTTTGTAAGCAACGATCCATCCTTCACGGTTAGACTGGATACCAAGAGAGTCACCGATTTCTTTAGTGACTGGAAGAGAGTGAACGACTACGCCTACTTGCTTCCCTGTGTGCATAGCCTTGCCAACTCGCACATGCTCCATAAATTCGTTAACGGCTTTGACTAGCGTGTCAGCCCCGATCATATCACCTTGGCGGTCTACTACAGGTTCACCATCTTCAGTGATAACTGAGGCCCAGCCAAAGACCATACGTTGTTCTTCATCGACCTTAAGGATTTTACCTTCTATGCTCTTTGTCATGGTGTGTTCAAATCCGTTCTCTTGCAGGTCTAAGTGTTCTTGTAATGTATTTACCTTTATACTTTCTCCAGTCTCAGGGTTATACATCGTGTGAGGCTCGAAGTTCTCCTCAGTGTAAGCCTTTGTAAGACTAGTCACAGAGCTTGCACTCCACATACGACAAGACCAGTAGCCAGCAGTTGTCTTATCTTTCTTTGTGTCGCAGTTGTGCCTAGCTCTGAAGTTCGCTCTAGCTTTTGGGTTGTCTCTTCGGATGCTCATATTAGGGTCACCAAAAGCAACTCTCTTTACTCTGTCACCATCCTGTACAAACACTTCAAACTTACTGCTTCCGCCTGTTGTACGTCTGGGCTTGTTAAGCGTTACTTGCTTACCTTGATACTCAGCCATATTACCTCCTGTTATCCTAATTCTTTGGTTATTACTAAGGGAAGTGAACCACTGTTAGGAAATGTCTCTATTGAACCGTTGCTGTATGTGACCTCAAACTGAACAGAGAACGTGCCAAAGGCATTCGTATCTGCTGCGACCCAATCGTACTGGACTACACCACCTGTAGCGTCAGTGATGTTCGTAGCGGCATCGACCTTTAGCACAGTGCCACCTAACGGCATTACGTGTATCTTACAGGCTGCTCCAGTTAGATCAATTACTGCATTAGCTCCATCTCTAAGAGTTGCCTTTATAGAAGGTGACGTGTCATTCTGAGTGATGGTAAAAGCCATGTTAAGCCGCCTTATTGTTTTGATTTAGGACATTAGCTGTGTTAGATGAAACCCCTACGGAAGCCGTATTAGGATCGTCTACAATTACTGTGTTGCTTGATGCTCCCAGAACGCTAGAGTTAGGTTCTTCTACAGTCACAGTAGTTATTGTACTTTCTGTTACGAATACTGCTCGTCTCTGTGTTGGAATTATAACTCTTGATGTGCCAACAACAGGGCTAGGAGTAACAATAGGTGTTGCAGAAAAACCAGAAACCTTTGATAATGTAGGGCTACCTATACTAGGGTTAGCTGTTACAATAAAGTCAGCTAGTATAATTACATTCTGGTCAAATGCTGGGGTGCCAACCCTAGGGTCACTCGTTACGACATCAGAGGCTTGCAGTAGATTAACTTGATCTACGTTAGGGCTACCTACCAATGGAGATGGTACGATAATACTCGTTGCACTTAAGCCATTAAGTTGAACTAAGTTAGCTTCTTGAACTACAGGGCTAGGAGTAGCTATAGGAGACGCTGTAAGGCCGCTCTGTTGACTAATAGCAGCCGTTGCTACTGAAGGTACACCTGAGACAATTGAGGACGCTGTGAGGGCTTGTTGTTGAGTTGCGGTTGGGTTGCCAAGGTTAGGGCTAGGGGTAATAATGTCATCAGCTAGTATCCCGTCACTCTCAGAGAAGGCGGCAGTGCCTACTAGGGCGCTTGGGGTTACGATACTGTCTGCTGTTAGAGTATTAGGTTGATCTACTGATGGTTGACCTAAGACTGGCTGAGGGGTAGCAACAAAAGACGCTGTAAGATCGGCAACTGAGGCTATAACAACTGACCCTAAGACTGGGCTGGAGGTTATAATTGCGTCAGCTACGAGGCCGCTTAAGTGGACTAAGTTAGGTTCGCCTACAGTAGGTATGCCTGTAACTATGCTGTTCTTAGTTAGCTCATTGTTCTGACGTAAGATTGAGCTTGTGAATACAGAAGGTGCTGTAACAATGCTGTCAGCAGACATTGGGCTAGCTTGATCTAGCTTTGAGCTACCAACTTGTGCCGGAGCTGTCGTAATGTTATCCGCTAGAAGGGCGTCATTCTCGAACAGGCTAGGACTACCAAGAGTGGGGATACCCGTTTCAATGTCGCCTTTACCTAAATCAAAGATTTGAATAAGGTTAGGTTCACCTACAGCAGGAATACCTGTAGCTATGCTGTTCTTAGTTAGCCCATTGTTCTGACGTAAGGTAGGTTCTGCAACTAGGGGCT